AAAATTTTTAGCAACAGACTCGACAGAAGAACCAGATACCAAAGAAACGACACTTTACCTAGATAGGATAATGGAAGACCCACATCACTTTCCAGAAATAATCATGGGAGGACCTTGGTATATAGAAAAAGACATACTAAACAAACTTATACCAAATCTAAAACCAGGCATGACTCATGTAATAGAATCTAATACTTTAGAAATCGTTCGTGTAGACTCTAGATACCCTAATCATGCTAGAATAGATTTTAGTTACAAACCAGATAAGGCAAAAGTAGCAAAGTTCGAATGGTCGTTATACGGTTTTGAATCAATAGAAAATCTTGTGAATCTTAAATACCACGAGCCTAGGGATGCATCTGTGACGATAACTGATTCTTTTGCAGAAGTATTAGGTCTAAAAAAGAAAGGAGATATCTATAAATGGTTAGGAAAAGATAGTTTCGTTGATATAATCCTAAAACAAGATCTAGACGGATTATCCGATATTCCTGTTAATGTGGAAGTATATAAATAAAGATTGCTTTTTTACTCTATAGTTTTCAAAATCTTCTACTCCCCCTCGGAGCAACCTTCATTTTATCCTTTATAGGATTGAAGGTTGTTTTTTATATCAAATATCCCCTTTTGTAAGACTATATTTATTTCCTATATTGAGAGTGAAAAATTTTGTACCCTTTTGGTTTTCATTTTCCTAGTTTCTTTTTAAAGGCCCCTAATCGTTCATATAATCAAGGTGATTTTACTAGACATACCAAATGTCATGTAAGATATAAAAGGCCTGATATAAGCCTTTATACGATGTTTTTACTTGCAGACTATAGCACAATAGTGAATACTATATAAAATCGGGAAAGCTGGAGGTAAATTTAGATAGCTTATACAAACACACTACCCCACTACTAATAAGGATAAGGGGTACCCTTATAACCCATTAATCCAAACGTTAAGGAATAGTCTTATTTGATCGCGCCCCCACTTTTTCTTTACTCCTAGCGCCTCACGAACCTCTTAGAATGAAATGAAAGCAGCAATTCTGGGGGCGAGAGCCGTATTATAGGGTAACATAAGGTATTTACCACTGTTTATACTATACAGATCATACCTAACTAAAGGCTTTGTGTAGCCAAAACTAGCATATGAGCAATAATAACCGAGTATAATAGATATTATACACAGTTTCTCATACGATTATTACTCTGCTGGTAATGCTTCAACAGGTCTAAACTCTGCATCTATGGCCTTAAATCGTGAGTTTAAGGTCTCTATTTCGCCATTAAGTATCTTTTGTTGTTGTACATTTACATCGATCTTCTCAGCAGCGTTAAAGCCTAACATCTTATTTATGTTCTCTATAGCTCTAATAGCATCACTATAGGATCCATCAGCTTCTGCTTTCAACTTTATTTCCATCAAATCTCGAAGTATATCATCCTTAGTTATATTGAATTTACGGGCTATTGTAGCCTTTCTATTATCAATATAAGCTTTTACCTTAGCATTGCTCAACAGCCGACTTGCACAGGTATGAATTGACTTTGAAGGTTTAACCTTGAAGGCCTTACAGTAAGCTCTGGTAGCATTCATATCATTTGTTAGATATTCTTCTGCAAATATCTTATGTCTTGGAAGGATTGTTGACTTTTGTTTCGTCATTTTAGCTAGTATATAAGCTAAAAACAGTAATTTCAACATCTCCGCTTCGCGGCCATTGTTGCAAATTGTTGATGTGGTTAACATAACGATGAATTTAAGGCTTAACAGAGATAATAAACTGTTATTTATAGTTATTTAGTCTTATGATTAGTAATCTCTATTATAATCTTACTAGTACATATACACAGATACATCATTTATTGTTTATATAGATATAGTCATTATCTTTATTAATATAAGCAATTGTTTTATTATGTAATGGGTTCTTAGTCGGGACCTAGTTTTAAGTAACAATTTTGGGCAGTTACTTTCTTTGTGTGTAGATTGGATTAAGGGGCTTCATGCGGATGGGGTTCCTTTTTTCTTTGGTTGTTAACACGATACATATATCGTATAATTGCACATGAACGTTTTTCTTTATAATATGCTGTTTGTTATAGCATTACTGTCAGGGTTATTATTACCTATGGGAAGGATTAATACTTGTCAGGAGACATCTAGGATTAGTCAGGACCAGGTCATTAGGATATTACGTATGACTAATGATCAGAGAAAATTAATAAACAGTAAAGAGCTTAAGTTGTCTCCTGAGCTATCAAGATTAGCATCACATAAAGCTTCTGTCTATTGGGAGTTAGAGAAACAGGGTTTAGGTTGGGATACATCTTCCTATCCTCTATCAGTACATAACCTTAACGGCAGGGACTGGATGGATATATATAGAGATTGTCCTTCTTATATAGAATCAGACAAGTATTATAGTGAGAATGTATCACGTAAGGGATTACCTATAAGCAATGTGGTTCTTTCTGGTTGGATGCAATCAGATAGTCATAGAGCTGCGATATTAGATCCTAGGTGGAATAGAGTAGGAATATACTCCTATTGCAAACCTGATACTACCACTTTTCCATACTGTTATCATATACAACTCTTCTCTAACTAGAGCCTTTAACAACACTGTTGACACTACGATAGATATATAGTACTATTATCTTAGAAATAACAAAGAACCATGACAAACACAGAGACAGTAAAACAAATATACATTAACAAATACTTTACAAAACGGGATTATGACTGCACAAATGTAGTATATGCGATCACTGACGATATCAACAAAATGGACCGTCCTGAGTTATACAAGCTTGTTACAGAGATCACACATCAAAACATTACTCAATTATGGACTCAAAATGATGTTCAGTACATGGGTTATCTATAATCGTTACGCAGTCCCTTTTTAGGGGGCTGAATAATGGTTATACAACCAGAATAGAAGAGGACTAAAAGACTATGAAAAGTTATAGAGTACAGCGTTTCAAACGTTTGGCTAAGGTATTTTACACAAATACAATTAGACCAATTTTTAATAATAAAGACATCATAATCACTTTTGTATGAGGCAAGATCCTGTAGAGTTATTCTGCATGATGTATCAACTGCTATGTTGTTCATCAATATATATAGCTTACTACTACTTTAATAGAGTAACTAAAAACAAGAAGAGATCAGCGGTCAACAATCTGATACTCATCAAACAAAAGACAAAGATAGATAGTTTAGTAGAACGAATTAAAAACAAATGAAACAGCAACCAATCACACAAAAAGTAATTAGCTTATATAACCGTATGAGATCAGCTAACACTATACCAAGCTATAACGATAGGGAGAATATAGCGCATGGCATGTTAACCATGAGCAACTACTGCACCCTACGGGCAGTAGAGATCGAATTTAGCTCTCTTTGCACTAGAGTTGACTCTAATATCAACTTTGTAACAATGGAGGCATATAACGCTTATCTAAGAGTTACTACAGGTATACGAGCATGACAACAGATAAATCATTACAACGAAAGCTACTTTTATATAAAGCAATGGATCAAGTTAGTATGTTATTTGCATTGAATCTAACCATGATGTTTGGAGGCCTTTTTATAGCGATAACTAACCTGCCAGTCTTGATAACAATAGCAACAATAACGCTCATCAATGCCGTCGTTTTAAGTATGATTAAGTTCACATTTACTGAAATAGAGGAGGATAAATAACAATTAAACACATGAAACTAGAAACACTATACAACTCACCTGATGCAAGACTTATAAAGATAAGAGCTGCAAGGGCTAAGGATGATAATCCGATAGAAATACAGATTGGCGATATACATGAAAGACATACCATATGGGTTTTTGAAAACAAAGTAAGTGAAGCGAATCGCATACTTAAAGACAATCCTCATTGGCAAGGACCAATAAAGATAAGTAAGAATATAGATCACATAGATTGTGTGGTAGAGACTGATCAATACGATAAGATAGATATATATAACAATTATTAGAGCATGGCAGGTACATCAAAATTATTACATACTTTAGCACCCTTCGCTGACAGTAGACTTTTTACTTCAAAAGACTACTCAATAGCTAACAAGTTAAAGAAAGACGGAGAGTATAATGGGTTACACATCTCATCTCGTTTATATACTTTTGTTAAACGAGGACGGTTAAAACTTATTAAGAAAGAACATCGTTGGATCATGGGAGAGAGAAGTAGTATTAATATATACCAAGTAACACCAAAACTAATAGAAGAATTAAAAGAAAGGAAATTAATATAATGAAAACAAATATAGAATTTTACAAGGACAATCTTACACAATCAGTTATAGCTCTATTCCCAGAGAATGAGTATAACGGTGAGGTATTAGGATATAGTAAACAAGATGGTTTTTTTAGAACCTCTTATAGCTTTATACGAACCATATATAATAGGGCTAGTAGGGAAGAGTACAGCCACACTCTTGCAGCCCTACGGGCAAAGGTGAGAGTGGCAGCATAATTAATAAAACAACAATCATGTTAGAAATGAAAGAGGGTGGTAAATCCATCTTAACCAAAACAGAGGAAGGATACCTATTCCATGCAAATAGTGAGGAAATGGTAATGGCTATGTGTATGCAGCTTATCTCTCAGTATTTTAAAATCAATCCCGGACTAGTAATCACATTTGTGAAAGCATTATGTGATAATGAGTCGGAGACTAAGTTTGGATCTTATGTGGCTGGTAAGGCCCGTGATATGGGTTTTGACTTAGGGGACAAGCTTAAAGGCATGGAGCTTGATACAGAGCAGATAAAGAAAGATCCGGAAGGTTTAAAAAAAGCTTTGGATGATTTTGCGATTAACTTATAAGCAAAATAAGCAGCTTTTAAGGGCTGCTTATTTTGAAGTTTAGAGGACTAATCTAACTACGCGAGATTATACCATAAGATGAAGAAGACTAAAAATAAAATTAAAGCATTTGATACTTTGTACATAAAGAATGGGAGACGGTATATAGAAGTAGTTACCATGCCAGAAGCTGCTAAGCTTTTAAACATCAAGAACACTACGCTTTATGATTATAAATATAGGGGATTAAAGCGAGGCCGTATGATACAGGCTCAAAACATCTGGTTTTACATTAAAGACTCCTTAAAATCACACATCACAGGGCAGTAGTTTTACTGTCCACAATATAAAAATAGTGCTTACCTAACTTAATATATCTATGTTTCCCAGTTTTAGCCATACGCATTCTTTTTAGACTTTCTGATTTAAGGCCTACAACTTCTGCATAAAGATCAGTAGGGAGCACTTCCAAGTACTCACCTTCTTGTTTAATATATAGTTTAATCATTAGATAATACGTCTAAAGCTCGCGATTTAATTACTGCTTCCATATAAGACATTGCATTACATTTTTTTGCGAATAGTGTAGATGTAAGTCTTTTCTCTTTATAAACTGGAGTGAAGAATACTCTTGAGGTACCAACTTTTTGAACTTTAACTATTGAGAAAGAGCATGCGCCTTTTCTGAACTTACTTACATCGATTTGTTTGAATTTGCTGTTGAACATGTAAGATATTATCACCCCAAACGGTGATTGTCAACCAGTCTACCCTTGTGGCTCTAGTACTAGCAATTGAATTGTTTTAACACCTGCGGCATTAACTTTATAGTCAGGCTCAAAGTGGTTAGTATGATTAACAATAGTTACTATACCATGATCTCTATATGAAGTTAACGCTTTAGATGCTTCATATTTATCAATCCCATTAACTTCCATGAGCATAGTTTTATTAAAAGAGTTCTTGTTTGCTAAGGGAGCAAGGTATTTGATATATTTTATTACTTTTGCTGAATAGTTTTTTGTTTTCATCTCTTTTTTCTTTGGTTGTTTTTCTATTTTTACCTTTACCGTTTCTGGATTCAGGGCCTTGCGGATCTCATCTACCTTTTTAAGTCCTGGATTGAAGATAGTGATTACCACTTTACCTTCTTCAGCCCAGTATTTTTCTACAAGTCCTGACCATACGCATTTGTCATCCCTAGTGTCACCATTAATTTCATTCTCTTTAGATTGCTTGTACGTTCTACCGATACGAATACGCTTCTTATAAAAGTATGCATCCATAAAGCCTTTTTCTAGATTATCTTTATCTGGCTTTTGCTGATTAGGTTGATGAAGCATTAGAGCTTTCTTTTTTTTAGACCAAGTGTCTGGCATAGAAAAATAGAATTGTAGCAGGTAGTCAGACTCAGGCATTATAAAATCAACCTCTTGCATCTCTCTACGTAGCAGATTTAGATATTGGTGGTATTTTTGCACTCTTGGGCTAACCCAATGTGTTTTCTCATTAGATCTAACAGCACCCATTGGTTCTACGTTAAAGGTATATCGAATCATTTTCCGACCTTAGATAAGGTTATATATAAAGCAATACTAGCTAGAAGAATTGCAACCCCTAGGATCTTAATGATGACAATACTAGTTCTATGAAAGGAATCGTCACCATCATCTTGTTGAGTTGGTTTCATTGCAGTTGTTAAATTATAGCATAATAGTTTGTTACAGCAAGCAGTTTGCTGTATACTCATATCAGCATGGCAGTAAAGAAAATAGACATAATCTATAGAAAGGTTGAGGGGAAGTTTATAGGTCTAATACCTCAGGATGACACGGCAGGATTACTACATATCAATCCTAGTACCTTATCATCATACCTTACACGTAATCAGATCAAGTTAGAAAAAGTTAAGATTAAAAACCTAGTATATTTTTATGCAGATGAGGTTAAGAAATTAATAGAATCAATCAACGCAAAAAGAGAAACAACCAAATGACAAATAATCAAAGTATATTCCATAAAGCAATAGAACGAGCTATAAAGGGTGGTTGGGATGTATTTGGACATAAGATCCACCCTAAGTTCAAATGGGACGTTTACGAGGCATTAAACACCAAAGAACTAAAACTTTCTGTTTCTTATCAGAACGAGGGTACGATGTTACGTGATTACGCCTTTGAAACAGTTCTATTTAATGCAGGTTTTGCAGATGGTTTTGTAGATGGGATGGTAGCATATAATGCTTCTGACTTCTTACATGACATGGCGGTTAGAGATACTACATATAGGTTAGACGAACTAGAGATCTTACTTGTACGCAATAAGTAATCTATTATCACTTTAGTAAAAGTATTATAATACACTATAAGATGGAGCTCACACTAGAAGAAAAAGTACATATCTTTAACAAGGTTACCGCTCACGCGGTGGACTGTACTCTACGGCTATTGGCTGGGGAGGTTAATGAGCACCTATCAGAGTTTTCTATAGAAGAATTAGAATCAGTTAAAGATCCTGCATTCCAGTTTACTTTAGAAAGATTAAAGCCTTATCTTACATTACCTAAGACTAGACAGGTTATACATAGTAAGGATGTAGTTGCTGCTATTACTAGAACTATTAAGAGTAGATCTTCTTAATCTTTTCATCATACTTTTGAGTAAAGGTGCGTGCGAAGTCAGGCACTTGGCTTTTTAAATGTCTGTAGCATGTATCGGTTGACGATTCATGAGCTGAGATATGTTTCTCTACCTCTGGCATTAATACAAACTCTGTCTTTTTTTTCATCTCCCAGCCACCGTGGAATCCCATAGAATAGAGTTGATCACGCCACATTATCCATAGTTGTGAAACTTTCCAGCCTAATTGTTCCTTCATATGGCTTTGACAGTCACAGACATTACTAGATGGTTCGTTAAGGCTTGCCATTTGTTGTACCTGCCTATAGGCATCTGCGAATATCTTCATGAGGTTGTGTGACTTATTTATCGTATCGTATGTCGTGATAATATAATCAACAATAGCTATACCAACTTCTTTAGATATACCTTCAAGTAACATCTCGTGCCAGGTATCAAGAGCAGTTGCATCATCACCGCTAGGAAAAGCTTTAAAGGCTTGGTTTAGTCGGTTAAGTATTTTTTGGGAATCAGTTTTAATCATGGGCAGTTTTTTATTTTTGTAAAAATTATTTTAGTAAGCGAGTCTTTTGAGTAGGTTCGGTTTTGTTACGAATGGAACATGTTGCAGGGAGTTATTATCACGATGATTGATTGGATTACCTGAAGTATCAAACTGCACACCGTATTTTTCTTCATCGTATTTTCTAAGTTCAGCTTCTTGCTTCTTACGTTTCTCTTCCACGTACTCATCCTCAAGTTGTTTAAAAACCTTTACGCGCTTAGAGCCATTCATCACTTTCAGTTCTTTATCATCAAGTGGAAATAAGCCTTGCCAGCCTTCTGCTATCGACTTTTCTAGGATCATAACAGCGACTGGAGCATTGCCTTCGGAGTACTTTGCAAGATGTTTTAATGCAATCATGAGAGCTCTACGAGTTAGAGGTTTTTTAATCTCATCTCGCATCTTGACGAATTCTAGGAATGTTTCCCGAAGTTCTTGGTCCAGAAGGATTGGATACTTTTCCCGCATTTCTTGACGTTCTTCTGGAGTGAGCTTGTAAGAAGTTGTAATTTTGTTTTTATCTTTTGCATTTTTTGTTTTTTTCTTAAGTTTAATTTTATTTATTTTACTAACTTGGTTTGGTGGGTCAACCACGGAAGGTACCTGTGAGGTTATCTGTTGTGATTTTTCTTTTTTAGTTTTTTTCTTTGTTTGATTCTTCTTGTGTTTGATTATTACTAGTGTTTGATTATGGGTGAAAAGTTTTTCACTAGGGGGGGTGAAATTCTTTTCACTAGATGTAGTGAAATCTTTTTCACTAGGTAGCACGTCTGAATTGCTAGTGAAATTCTTTTCACTAGTGCAAAGTTTTTCACTACGTACATATTTCTCACCAATAACCCATTCTTTGATGTTTGGATTAATATCATAGTGATTAATATCAGACCCTACGATCTTATATTTAGTAAGAATTTTAAGTCTTACAAGTTCATTAGAAATATTTATAGCAGTACGTCTAGTTATATTTAACTTAGTTGCTATATATCCCGCGGATAGGGGTAGGGCATTATCACGAAAGCCAAAGCGTTTACGTATAGCAAGGTTAAGTAATCTAAATTCTGCACTACTTAAGGTCAGTTGATACATCATATCGGTGATATCATCCGGGATAATCGTAGCTCCTTTGCTCATTTGTTACCTCCGATCATTTTAACTACATAGTAACGTGCAAGAGTTGCACATTGGTTTTTATTGGACAATTCTTTTCTCATAAGCGGCTATTATAAAATAACTCATATGGGAGGAGGTTGGGAGCCGCTTAAACAACCAACTCACCCCATATGAACTATCTTAACCGTAGATCGCAGAAAGTTTTCAGTCTATCCGCGATCTACATTTACATACTATCAACTTTTAAAACATGATATAAGAATCACGATTCATTTTCTAGAAGCTCATAGCCTACGTCAGTTGGTTCAAATATAAGAACCAATCTTCTTCCATACCAATCAGTATATTCAGATATCTTTATTAATTTATCACTCCTTAATTCTTTTAAATAACGGGTTAATTGGCTATGACCAATTTTCATCTCATTACGTATATAGTTAACAGTAGAACTAAGTTTGGCATCAACATCACCAGTCTCGATATCTTTTATATGTCCTAATATAGCTGATAGGATTTGTATTTTTAGGCTAGACTTCACAAATTATAATAGTATATGCCAATTACCTTGTCAAAGATTCATTTGACATTGCATTGGCATAGTGTCATAATTATTTAGGAATTAGTTTAGGACTAAACCTTCTGCTAGTCCGATGGTAGTATGACTAAAACTATCTACCGAATATTATGAAACAATTATATAAAACCGGACAAGAGGTATATGTACACAATACGGGGATATCTATTAATGGAGAATCTACATTGAAAGCCAAAATTATAGAGTATAACCCTGACAAAAAAATGTATCTCGTTGAAACAATGGGTAAAGGAAGAAATTATCTTACATGTACTGAGGATCAAATCTCTTTAGAAGGTACAGAAAATAACAACAAGATTGTACAAGGACGTGCAGTATCTTTATAGTCTAATAGCCGTATGACTTGAAAAGGTCGGCTGATCTTAAGAATTTAATAAAGTCTATGTACGTAAGTTCGAATCTTACTCCCTTGGCAGGTTTGCATAACCATAAAAATAAGTTAGCAATAAATATAAAGGCTGAGGGATGCTCGAGCGGTTAGAGACATAGACTTTTACAGTTCTTAAAAAGTGAATCGTTTGCAGGTGTGGCGGAATAGAAACGCACATGGCGAGATGTACATTATTGGTTCGGATACTTAAAATATGCAAGGTAACTATACTAGTTTGCTAACCGTACTCAGTCGGCAAGTCAGTGGAAAGCTGATCTAGACAAATCCTTGCCACCTGCAAAGGGTTCACTTAAAAGTAAATAGAAGTGTGTGAGAAAAGCCGGTACGTAGGATCGTATTGCCTACTAATCTGACTAGGCCTAACGAGCTAAGAAGTCATAAATAAGGTGCTAAGTTTGTATTGCTGTATAAGGTCGCTCTTTATACATCGTCCGTTTAGGATAAAGCAATAGAATGAGCTCTCACACTTTTGTTTGCTTAGAGATGATATAGAACATAGGTAGTTTACATAGAAAAAACATGGATTTCGGCATAAAAAACAAAGATATTGTAAAGCTTTTAATAGCATTAGCTTTACTTGGATGTGTTTTAGGATCAATAGTAGGACATTTTATTAATGTCATGATGAAATAAAAACTATTTATTAAAGACTTCGATAAGATAGCTTGTTGCCGAGCAGTTGCGAGCTATCTTACCGGGGTCGGTCGGGGCAGTGCCGATCCCTTATTTTAAATTGCCCAGAGGACAAATTAACTATGGTACTAATTACCAAAGCAAAGAAACTGATACCCAATTTTGGAATCAAAAAAGACAAATCTCTCATTAGTTTAAAAGCTATTCGTAAACTCGAGGCAGCTAAAAAATTACAAAGAGAAACAGGTAAACCGGTTATGGTTACTTTTATGATCAAGGAAGGAAGGGTCAGATGGTAAGTATAAAACTCGCCCACGGCTTTGAACATCTAATAGATAATACGTATGGTGTCAGAATTGATAGTGAAGCGTGTTCTGATACTGATACAGCGAAATCTATAGTTGATTCAAACATGAAAAAACTGGAAGAACAAATTAGGAAACTAAGAAGTTCGTGTATATTCAGTCGCAATGATTTAGATTATTTAGAATCTATTCTTGATTACGTGCGCGAGTTTAATAAAGATGTATTAAACAGCCCAGTAAAATGCGATCAATCAAAAAAAATATAAGTAAATTAACTAGACAGGAGTGGATCAATCTACGTAGGGACTCAATAGGAGGGTCAGATAGTGCAACCATACTAGAATGGACACAAAGATCATACTACGAACTATGGGGAGATAAGAGTGGATTATATGAGAAGAAGGATTTTTCTAACAATAAAACACGACGGGGACAAATCTTAGAGGATGTTGTTGCTCATATGTGGATGCATTGGGAGAAAGATACTGAGACAATGTATAAAAACCTTGCTGAAGGCAAGATTATTAACCGGGCTCAGAAAACTCCATATATGTATTACCATCCCAAGTATCCATTTATGTCTGCTAATTTAGATAGGATCATAATTGATAAGAAAGATGGCAGAGGTCCTGGAGTATTAGAGTGTAAGACTACTTCTTCTTTAGCTGTAAATATGTGGAAGGCTGGCGTTGATCCAGCGTACGTATGTCAGATACAGCATTACATGATGGTAACGGGGATGAAATGGGGTGAGATTGCAATGTTTATTGTAGACACTGGAGATTTTGAAGTGTTTAAGTTTGAACGTGATGAAAAGATTATTAAGACTTTAAAGGAGCAGGAGATAAAATTTTGGAGTAGGGTGGAAGGTACTCGTAAGGCAATTGCATCAAGACAATCATACAGTGCATTTGAGCCTAACCCAGAACACTCAGAAGCTTTTAAAGATTTTATGCAAGCCCACTTCACTGCAGAGCCTGGTTTAATCGTAGAAGGAGATGAGAACGATATGCGAAGAGTTTTAGAGTTTAAAGCAATTAAAGAGGAGATAGCAGAAAAGGAAAAGGAGCTTTTAAAAAGAGAAAATCTTTTAAAGTTTAAGATGAAGTCGGCAGATGAAATGATTATTACAGACTATTTATCAGTGCGATGGAAGGCGGATAAGAATGGCAAGAGACGATTTAGCATCAAAGAAAAGTAATGAAGAATCTATATATCAAAATAAAAAAATATCTCGATAGAAATAAAGGGGAGAAATTAAGTGATGACAAAAAAACTCCCAAATTTTTAATATCTATTAGAGATCGAGTACGTTACTTGTACGGTCGTAATTCTTATCACCTGAGTCAAGCTGACATGACAATCAAATGGTTCATTGTGGATGAATCAAAAAAGGCTGATTGGGAAGAAGTAGAACTTTTTCTTAATCGTTACGTTGAACAACTCATCTATATTGACGGCCGCAGGTTGACTAACAATCGACTCAAAGGCCCACGATTAGAGGAGATTGTAGTGATATACAAACCACTAACATATGACACCACCAAAAGGAACAATCAAATATATAACTCAGTTACAGGAGATACAATCTCAGAAATTGATACAAAAACTAGAAGTAGCAAGAAAGGAAAATCTTATTCAATTCTATCCAACAGAATTGCTAAATACCGACGAGTTAGCCCAACAAGAAACAAGGCTAGCAAATCAGGCAAATCAACTTCACAAGACACTGGAGCAGTTGGAGGAGTTAGAACAAATTTCCAGGGCGTTTGATATAGTATTAAAAATAATAAAAGATGGCACAACAACAACCGATATATAATGCAGAAGCGTTAGTAGTCAAAAAAGACGAATTTAAAAACCAATTAGCTCAGGTTCAAGAAGATATTAAACAAGCTCTACCAGCCTTAGTTGATAAAGAACGATATATAAGAGTAATACTTACAGCAGTAAATACTAATCCAACTCTACTTACCTGTACTCCGGCTTCACTTTTTGCAGGAATATTAGACTCAGCAAAATTAGGTTTAGAGTTTAACACTCCACTAGGTTTAGCGTACCTAATCCCATACGGAGGCAAGGCTCAATTCCAAATTGGTTATAAAGGTCTATTAACTCTAGCTCGAAGATCAGGTCAAATAGCAAAGATTGACGCTGATGTAGTGTATGAGAAGGATCACTTCAAATATGTTAAAGGTCTACATACTATCTTTGAACACGAACCTTATATCCCTCATGACGGAGAAGAAGGACGAGGAAAAATTAGACTTGCCTATGCGTTTGCTATCTTAACCTCAGGCGAAGAGGTAATCACTATACTTCCTGTAGAAGAAATTAATAAGAGAAAGAATGCAAACCAAGCTGTTAAGAAAGGATTTAAAAGTGCTTGGGATGATTGGTATGACGAAATGGCTCTTAAAAGTGCTTTGAAAAAACTATCTAAGCTTATTCCTCAATCCGTAGAGTTAGCACGTGCTATAGAGCTAGATAACAAGGCAGAAAGTGGCAAGGTTCGAGAGGTCAACTTCGAAGCAATGCTATCCCCTAAAAAACAAGAAGGTCCTGGCATTGAATCACTTCTTGATGATTCACAAATTATAGAGACTGAAGATATTGCAGATGAGTCAGAAGAGGTTGTTAAAAACAAATCTGATGCTGCTGTAAATCACGTCAATGAATTGATTGATAAACAATCATATAAGGACGATTCAGAAGAAGTTGATATGTTTGATAAGGCGTTAGGAGATACAAAGTAATATGGCTCACAAATTACAAAAGGTATACATCCCAGATGAGGTATATCTTACAGAAAAAAAACAGACATTAATCAAGGTAAAGATTGATAAAAAGATTTACGAAGTAGATATTACATCTATCGTAAGAGAAATAGCTCAGATTAATGCAGATGAAGCTTATAAGTATGGTTATTTAAAGGCGAAATATGAGCTAGATAAACAAGCTAGAGACAAAGAAAAAGCCAATAAGAGTAAGATAATAACGAAAAAAGACAAATTTATTGTAGTATAGATTAAATAAATATGTTACAAAGGAATATATGTACCTTGATGATTGGGATCTTGATGAGACAGAAGAGGCCGCAGTAATCGAAGTATTGATTAGTATGGGTGATGAACAAAGTATATTCCTTGAAAGTAACTTAACGGTATTTATACCATGGCCTTATGAAAATGGTGAATAGTGGTGATTAACGATCATGATAATAACTTTTAACAATCAAAAAGGAGGGGTAGGTAAAACAACAACAACCCTAGCCCTCGCCTCAATATTAGTTAATAAAGGACTTAAGGTACTAGTAATAGACTTAGATCCTCAATGTAACGCAACAAGAACATTAACTTCAGAAGATATTCCTAGGGAAGATACCGTTTACACAACTATAATGGATGACCAATTACTTCCCATTTGTACGACCGATAATGAAAGACTAGATTTTGTAGCAGCTCATAAAGATTTGAGTTTAGTAGTAGGAACCCCAGATCTAGCAAATAAAAACAAAGAAGAACTGATAGAAGGAAATCTATCAAAACATTTACAAAAAGAGTTAAGTTATTATGATCACGTCTTGATTGATTGTCCGACATTTCAAGGTCCCCTAACATTATCAGCATTTATTGCAGCTGATAGGGTTATGGTAGTGACAACAAGTGGGATGTACGAATTTGATGGGATTGATCAAATATATCAGGATGTGTTCAAGGTTAAATTAAGTTTGAATCCTCGATTAGATATTTTAGGTTATTTAATTACAATGTATGATGAACGAACTCGAAGTTCTAAGATTACAAAACGAATGTTGGAAAATGATGAGACCTATTCTAAGAAATTATTTAAGACTATTATTCCTATTGATGCAGAGGTAGTACAAGCACAGCTAAAGAGACAAAATGTTGTGCAATATAATAAAAATTCTAGAGCCTCACGTGCTTATGAAACTCTAGTTAAAGAAATTTTTACGGTAGAGTAGAGATAATCTTCCACGTACCTGGAGTGCCAGCTGTTGTGCACATCCATCCATACGGCTGGCCAGTTAGTGGAGACCAGTTAATAACAACATCTCCTGCTTGCCATGTTCCTGTAGTCGGAATGCCAGCACCTAGCGTTACAATTCTTGATAGCACATGTGTTTGATCAGAATAGTTCTGATACATGATACGTCTAGCTTCAGTGGCTGCAGCAGTTGTTATACATCCAATCAGATGATTATTAGTTGCCATATGACCTGCATTTGTAACACGCAATCCAACCTTTTGGCCAAGTGCAATATCAACCCAAAGATTGTTGTCGTTTGCCATACCACTTCCTGTACCTACTTGCTGAATACCCTCAATTGAAAACCCAATAATATGGTTATCGTTAGATTTATAAGAAACCTCTGAGCTCCATCTAATACCAACCTCACCACCTCTAATTGTAGAGTCATGGATTTTAACGAACTTAATTGGAGATGAAGGAGATGTTGGAGAGTAGTAACCGTATTTATTAGCCCTAGAGTTCATCTTAATATCTAAGCCATCAACATTCTCTCCTACATATATAGATGTCTGAACATTTTGAGTATGTAAGTTATTGATTGTAGTATCTGTAGCATTAAGTACATAAACTCCTGATGCTGTTAAATACGAGCTGTTAGTAGCTACAACATTCTTGACTCTATGATCAGTAATAATCGTATTTTCTGCACGATTAACGATGAAACCTTGTGTAGAAAGATCTGCAAATTGTTGTACACCATCCACGTAGTTACCAATAAAGGTATTATTTTTTGCAACTCGATCTGGATATACTGGTTCTCCTACAATCTGTACTGTACCCTGACTTCTAAACCCAGCAATATTAGCATTACCGTTACCAGGATTTAAGTTATATACCTTATTAGCAATGAAAGTATTATCAGAACCACCCTTATCAGCTTCATATCCAGAGTTTGCCAGTGCATCATATGAAGTATTACCCATTACTAAGTTACCAATGGTAGCTGGACCAGCAAGCTCACAGACATTCCACTCAAATCCGTATGACTCATTGAATAAGATTAAGTTATCTCTTGTGAAAGATACAAATGCTTCTGGTGCTTGATTGAGGGTCCAGTTAGTGTATAAACGAGTACTGAATCCACACTGTCCATTAGGATCTCTTAACTTATTAAACGCAAATACGTTGCCATAAGAATCAGCCGAACCTTCTGTTGTATTAATAGAAAGAGCATTTCCGTCATGTTGTGTGTTAGGGATAGTACGACCAATATCACTTATATCACAGTACATTACCTTACAATCATGTGAGTTGTTATTGGCTATACCTCCACAAGTAGTAGTAGTACTTTTTGTCGAGACCCTACCATCAACTTTTAGGTTAATAATTTCTACATTATTAGTATTATTAATGTTTAATATTGAAAAACCATTTGCTGTACCAGTTACCGCAAATGTGGCATCCGATCCGGCAAGAATACGTACAGGATAATTAATACCAAGTGCAGCGTTAACTTTGTATAAACCTGAAGGAATATAAAGAGTAGCGTCTTTAGTATAGGCTTCAGCAACAGCATCTGCAAAGACAAGGTCTATAGCGGTAGTGAAGTCATCCTTTGCACCGTAGTGTACAAAGTTAATAAATTTATCATCACGTAGGGCTCTAGCATCTAGTGCTGCAGCTAGATCAATCTGGCTGGCTAATGTTCCACCAATATCACCCCAAGCCCCGCCAGAACCTTTTTGAGCCACAACATCCCAATATAGGGCCTGTGATGCTCCTACACCGGCCTCATTAGAAGCCGCTGAGGTATGAGTCTGGATACAGATATAAGAGCTGCCATTATTGCTTACAACGTCATCAACAATATATTCTGTTGCATTAACCCATTGACCTTGCCAGTGAGCCGTTCCTCCTGGATTACCCTTGGGACCTCTAGCGCCAGCGTTATAGCTGGCAATCTTCATATGTATTACTTGCTGTCTTGTTTGTGTACGAACGGCCATTTTAGTTCTTAATTATGAAAAGGAAAGAATCAGTTTTAGTCACGGTTCCTGCAGGAGTAGTGATTACAATCTTACCACTATAAGAACCTAGTTCATTATTAGTATGATCTTCTTTTGTTAAAGGAAACTCTGCACGAGATAGAATAGGATCGGCAATTTCCGCATTAATATTAATAATAGCGAGAGAGTCAACCTGATTTTTATTTTTTTTAATAATCATATTAACTATAGCACCAGTTAAGTCTACTAGATTTGATGAAGTAAACGAGGTAAAGGTAATAGAACTATCACCCGCACCCGTAATACGTGTTAACGTTCCAGAGGATGTAGTTGGATCCTCATTTGAGTTCGATGAAGTATAAATTGTAGAGCCGCTAATAGAGGAGATTGTATATATAGTACCGTTATTTTTATACCTATCTCCAACGGCTGGAAGTGTTACCATGCCACTAGTTACAAAAGCTACTTGCTTGTTTTCACTTTCAAATACCATTGGAATGGGATTATCTGTATTTTGGATTACTTCTATACGCGAACTCATGGTTATTGCTTATAACAATTTAGATTAAATTCTCATAAGAGTAAAGAATGTGATAGACTAGGGTGTTCAATTGAAACGGAACACAAAAGAGTTACAATTCTGTCGGGGCAAACACGGTAGGCATTTGTAGCTCTTTTGCCTTATCAAAATGAAACAAGACCCTTGCGGATCTTGTAACATTCACTGATAGGAAACTGAAAAACCTACAAGTAGATTATTATATACTAAACACTTTCTTCTTCAACTTTTTCTTTTATAGCTTCTAAAGCATCCTGTCTATTTCCATAAGGATCGTATTCTGGGTTAAACAAATGTACTACATGTAAGAAAATTTTATTCTTAGAACTTTTATCTCTCAAATGAGCTACAAGTGTTGGCTGTACAATAAGGTAGATTGGAAGTAGTGCAGGCAAGTATTGTTTGATAAATTGCTCTGGTCCATGTCCGGTCAAATATCCAATACTCGCTAGAATAAAAGTACTGATTGTACCAGCTAAGAAGTTAGTCGCATTATATGTAAACTTTTTACCAAATCTAGCTTCAAGCTTTTTCCAGATATACATTCTCTTAGATGGGTAGTCTGCAGGTTTGATATCACCTGTAAGTGCTTTACCTCTCCAAGATTCGTTTTCTGTTCGAAGATCGTCACGTTCTTTTATTATAGAATCCACTTTGATATTAAGGTTATCTAATTGTGTTTTGTAAAAGTCACGATCAGCTTTAGTTTCAATATATAATGTATTCAATGCATCATATTTTTGAGATTCAATTTTTAACTGTTTTTTAGTATCATCTTTATGTTTTTTGAAATCGATCTCAAGCGTATCATGTTTTTCTTGTAGAGCCGTTAAATTAATTGTTAATACTCTATTTTCTTTTGTTAATCTTTCTATTTCCACGGGATTTTCTTTCGGTATTTCTATTTGCGCTTCTCTTATTCTAACCTTATCAATATTGGCTCTCCATCCAGTTGGACTAGGCGTTTCAGGATTTAATCGGTTAAACTTATCCTGATTTTCTTGCCATGTTCCAGACCAGATACCAGCATCGATAATTTCTTGAATAATTTGAGAACGCCACCCACCATTTCGAACTAGATAAAAATCACCTTCGATACGGGGAGCTTGCACAGGAGGGGGAGCAGTAACTTGGGATTTTGCATAATCCTTAAAATCCATGAAAGGGATAGGGTCTACATGCGCGGCACCAGTCCAGTAGGCAAAGTGTAAGTGTGGACCTGTTGAAGAACCTGATTTACCTACGGTAGCTATTACAGTACTACGATCTACATTTTGACCAACCTTAACAAGCATTTGATCACAATGAGCATATACAGTGATAGTACCATCATTATGCCTGATTTTAACAACATTACCACCAGCCCCACCATTACTAGCAAACTCCAATAACATGACTCGACCAGGAGCCGCAGGATAAATGGGGGTTCCTAACGGTGGTGCAATATCAATAGCATCATGAAAATCATTTACTAGTTTACCGTTTATATAGTAGGAACGTTTGCCATAGCCACTTGTAAATGGGTATTCACGATCGAATGGATATCCTAATTTCATTGTTTTCTATATCTAATATACATAAATCCCACAATAAGTAAAAGTACAATGAACGCATCACTACTCACACATTGTATTAATCCGTTCATTTTTTAACTACTTTTTTAACACCAGCATTTGTACCTCTTTTAACTGATATAAATTCCTCGCCACTATCCCCTGCATCAGAAGTTGTTTCATCATCAATATCATCTTCGTCGCCGAGTAGAGAAGATACTGTATCTATAACCTCATTATCTTCTTCAACCACTTTGACCTCTTCTACAATTACTTCTTCTGTATCATATTCAGGTGCGGGCTCAAGGAAAGGAAAAATTCTTTTAAAATGATTATACTGTTTTGGAGTCAAAGGCGGGCTCACCTGACCAGCCTGTATGGTAATTATTTCTACCAAACTATCGTTTTGAAAAGTTTGTGGTAAATCTACTGTTGTATTATTAATTAATCTCATAACATATAGTTATAGAAAATATATCTTTTATTGTAAAGTTTTAAAGGCCGTATTTTGTACGTAAGTACGTGTCAACAGACTGACGTTCCGTGGTGCTTAAAGCTTTTTCGTAATGTATAAACTCTGCAATCTCTACATTGCCATATTGTTGAGTTCCATCAAATGATCCTAACCAACCAGTAGCACCGTTAGAACCGAGTGTTGTTGCTATATTAGTTGCTATAGCTGTTCCATTTACGTAAAGATCTGCAGTTTCTACAGCGGCTACAGTTTTCCATACAATTGTTACGTATACAAATGCTGTATTTATAAGAGAGTAGGTACCAATCGCGACTGAAGAGGTATTACCTTTAGAGTAGGTCATCAAATTAGAATTAAGCGGTTTACTCAAATACGTTCTAGAACCAGCATTATTTCTATAAGCGTAGTTAACGGCGGCGACATTAGTGGTCCAATTACCAACGACCATACAAACAGTACCGTTAGCGGCCACTTGGGTATAGGTCATGGTCAGAGAATCATCAGTACCATCAAATTTAACTGTAGGTTTTCCATTGATTCTGTTAGTACGGTAAAGGGGTTGCTTAGATCCAGTTGCTTGTATTGCAGCAACTCCATTGCCAGACGATTCAGTCCATGAAGAAACAGCATTGGTATCACTGAGACTTAAAGCATCCGCCTTGAGCCATTGTTTTAAATTGCTTATTTGATTGGGGGTAACATTAGCACGGTATAACCGTACACTTGGACCATTACCTATAACTAGTTTACGTCCATTAACGATATTTTTAACCCTGACATTGATCTTATTCATTACATAATAATAAACCTACAGCTCGAGTTATCTGCGGTTTCAGCGATAACTCGTACTCCATCTAAGGTGTCTGTTGTAAATTCAAATGTTCCACCACCTGAAGCTACTTGAATACCAGTGGTTGTGGCTGCAGCTTTGCCATTATCAACGTAAATATTATTAGAACCTAAATTTTGAATGATGCAACGCACCTCGCCGCGGCCCTTACGTGCGCTGTTTGCAATAGTACGATCACCCGCGCTAAGCAAATCGAGCACTTTACTAGAAGCTACTGTACTTATTGTTGTTAATAACATAGATTAATATAAATTATTTTTTATTGTTTAACAATGCAAGAAGTTCTTCCTTTTGTTCCTTAGGGATATAGAAACTAGTAGACTCTTTACCAACTCCTTTGGCTATTAATAAATCACGTAACTCATTAACTTGCTCTCGCTTTCTACGTTCCGCCTCAACCTCTAAATTTTTCGAATAAACTTTACCACCACTAAACATATTCATTAACATTTCTACCGATGGATCCCGTGTGGTATCTTGGGCTCGTTTAGTGAAAGTCATTGTAGGAGACACTAGAGGAATATTGCCCATTAGATATGCTTTTTCTCCATCAATAGTGATCTCTGTGATCTTTTTCTTTTTACCTGTTTTTTTGTCCTTAATTTCGCGTTGAACCTCTTTATAGCCTAAAAAATTCTTTACAGATTCTGGAAGATCTCTATATCGTTCACCTGGCACACGCCCTGTAATCTCCTGTCCTGTGAAGGTATTTTTATTAGTAGCAACCTCTATAGGCATTTTAGCCAGTGGATTTGACGAGCTGAGTAGGTTTTCTAACGTCTCTTTAGTATTACGTCCAAATGTAGAATTAAGGGCGCTTAGCGAATCACCTAAACCTGTAAATACATTTACATCTTGCGAGTCTTTACCACCCTTCTTAAATACTGCAAAAGGACCTTGTTTCATCCAATCCGGTAGAGCAGCCATGTCTTCATCAGAAAGCTCACTATCACTAATACCAGATTGCACATTATTTAAAAATTTATCCTGAGCTAGAATTCGTCCTGGTGTTTTGTTTAATTGCGTAAGTTTATGCTCTAGGTTTTGACGCAAAAAACTATAGAATGGAATAACCCTTCGCATCACATTCTTCTCGAATTGTGTAAGGTTCTCGTAATCAAATGCAGATAGACGAGTTAGCTTTGCCGCTTCAGTCCAATCCTTAGCCTTCACTTTATTATCAACAAAGTTCGCAATTCTGAACACATTCTCCCTCCATTGAAATGGATCTAACATTACTTTATCTAGGCCGCTATTAACCTTAGCTAGCCCCGTTTTAACCTTACCAAGTTCTTTTAATCTATCAGCTGTTTTACCTACCTCGTCGCCAAACTGACTGCTACCAATAATATTGTTATTTAATACCTGATTATATATATCCTCAATATTACCAGCCTCCTTACCAAACTTGGCCCGAGCTTCGTCAAGTCCTTTTTCTATTGCGATCTTACGAAATTTTACAACATCAGCAGCTTTACCAAGGGCATTATCTCTGTTTCTAAATCCAGAAAATACCATTCTAAAGGCATCATCTGTAGCATTTCGAACCTGGTAGGGAATGAAATTAGGACCTTTAGCTGTCACGGTCTTTTTGAAAAAAGAGGTGAATTTATCAACAACCTTCAAAACATCACGAGTGCCTTCATCTCCAAAGAACTCTGGTACATTTCTTTTAATAATATCTGCAGCATCTTTATTTGTATAAAGTTTTTTACCATTACCAATAGATAGAGCTGTTAGATTAGGTGGTAATTTTGTGCCTCCAGTAAGTTTAGATTCTATCTCTTCTGCTGCAAAAAATATCTTGTTTCCAACAGTATCTTTATTAACCTCAGGGCTTAGTAAATTTTGATAGAAATTGTCAGCGATCTGAGCCTTTTCTGTACGTTCCACTCCTGTCAAATATCGATCAGCTATATTTTTATTATATACAAGCCCAGCTGTTTCACCTTCTTTAGCCGTAGCAAATCTACGATCCATAGCGGATCCTTCCAGTTGTTTTACAGGATCAGAGACACCTTGTGTAGCAATGGAGATCATAGGGTTTTTGCTACTTAGTTCACTAAACGTTTTACTAGAAACAAAGCCCTTATCCGCAATCTCTTTTTTAACCTTTGGATCATTAAGAATTTGACTTGCAAATTCTCCATATTCTTTTTGTATAAACTCTGGACGATATCCATCAATAAAGCCAGCCCTCGTTAGGTATCCTAAACCTGGATCTTTGGCTATATCTTCAGGATTTAATATCTTTCTATCTGTTAGGGTTTTGAGGTTTTGCTCTCCAGTTCCAATGACCTGATCACGTAATTTTGTAAGCTGATCTATAGAGACTTGCGCCTTCGGGTCAACTACCTTACTATTGATCATCCGTAAAGCGTCTTGTGGAGAAACTGTCCCCTCAACAAGATGATCAAAGACTTGCTTTGTTTCATCGGACATTCCTGCTAACTCATTTACAATTGGCGCATTTTTAACAAATGATAGTTCGCGAGCTGTATCAAGTTTATTACGGGTTCCTTTAGCAAGATCTTCCAAGGCTGTAAGTCCTTTGCTTTCTGCAAATTTATTGCCACGGAAGGCTTTGTTAAAAGTGTCCTCAAGAGTAGCTACTCCTTCTCCAATACCAGGAATTTCTTTCACACCACGAAAAGCTACACCCGCTGCAGTACCCAAAGGATTTGAACCAAATTTTAATGCTTGTACTAAATATGGATTTGTAGCAATCTGTTTACCAAATAATTTAGCTACATCATCACTAGAACCTTTCAGAATAGAACCAATACCTTTTTTACCTAATTGCTCAGCTCCTTCTTTTGCTAATCCCTTTACGGCACCACTAGTACCAAAGGTAAGATAGGTTAACGGATCTAATGCTACATCTCCTGCAAAGCCTACTACACCACGTGCTATACGCGACCCTATATCATTGCCTTTTAGGATTCCAAAGTCCTTTAAAAGATCACTAGTGCCTTTTAAATCCTGTCCTTTATTACCAGTAAGTGTAGTGCTCAAACCCTCACTAATGTTTTCAAGGTAAGAATCCAGCATGTTCTTACCTTTCTTACTATCGTAAATAACATCAGGAATGGAACCTAAAGCAGAAGGCAGAGCTAGCAATCTTTGAACGAAGTTTGCCTTGGGTTTCTTTTTAACATTTAAAGTCTCTAAGAGCTGATTTAAAACATCAGGATCCTCCAAGTTAAAGCTAGACCCAGCATTGCTGGATTTACCAAAACTTCCAAAGTCCGAGCCAAAACCTGAGCCGGAACCAAAATTAAAAGGATCCATAATTTATTTAATCTACAATCCAGACATATATCCTTGTAAGTCATCAGGGCTTAAAAATCTTTTCTGAGCCTCTTTATTACGAACAAAGTTTCTAGTAACACGTGACTGTGGTAGGTAGCTTACAAGAGGAATTTTATTAACCAAATCCTCTGCACTAGTAGCAAGACCCATTAATCCTTCTGGTCTAGCATTCGCAAATTCTTCATAATACCTGTTTTTGTAAGCTTTTTGTAGATCAGCTTCAGGGTTTTCACGATACTGATCATCTAAAAACTGATAAGCATTTTCTAATCTTCCACGATCCTCACCAGTAGCGCTTCCAATTCGACCTGCTATTCCTTGTACAAGGGCCCTATTGGAGTTGTTTACAGCCATACCTATCTTAGGGTCAGAGAAGGAGCTTGGAGCGCTTCCTGGAGGCCTTGCATCAGGTGAGGCCTCTTCAGGATTAAAACCAGTTTCTTTCATAGCGTATTGAGCAAGCTTCATCAAGGTAGGATCATTAGATTGTAAGGCCGCACTATATAACTGGCCAGCTTTCATATAATCCTCAAGCCCAACCTTTTTTTGAGTGTTTTTGGGGAATAAAGATTGAGACATTGATTCTTGATACATTGGCATAATGTATTTGTCGCTAACGCCTGCTCGGCTCATTTCTGCTAGTACCTCAAGTCGTTTTATATAGTCGTCATTTGGGGCACCAAAGCCAGACATAGAAGGACCTTGTCCATACATGTTGTCACCCCCATCACCGGACATACCGGCTAATTGCATCATCATTTCTGGATCCATTATCTTTGACCTCCTTTAGATAGATATTGATTTAAAGATTTATACATATCACCAATTCCTCCTGGCATAGCTGGAGTTTGGTGTAGACCCATAGGCTGTTGTGCTAGAGAGTTAACGGTGTAATCCAATCCCTGATTTTTATTTTTCATACTAGCTTGTAATTTCTCATAATATTTATAAAACTCATTGCCAGAACTCATTTGCTGTCTTTGCATAGCTAGTTGTTGTTGGCGTGCAGCATTCTCTTGGGCCATTTGGTCTCGTTTCATCTGCATCTCTTTTTCCCACCTTTGCTGATCCCTTGTAGCCTGTTCTTGACTCATCACAGTTTTTAAAAGATCAGAACTTCGACCATACATTGAGTTTAAAGAATCATTAGCAACCTTACCCATTTCCTCGGCTCGGGTTCCATAATAATTTCTCAACCCAAGATTTGAATCATATAAGCCACCATATTGTCCCACTTTCGTCATCGCATTAGCGAGAGCCGCTTCTGGACTCAGACCACCTCTACCACTTTGATTATTCAATAATTCATTAGGCAATGCCGAAAAAAAGTCTGCAAACCTTTGACCACCTTCCTCTACAAGAGGCTTAACGATCGGTTCAAAGTACTGCTTAGCCTGCATGTTAAGTTGGGCAGGATTTATGCTTGATAGGTTTTGAACTTGTTGTGTTAGTTGTTGTGATGTTGGCATAGTGTTTAATATCCTAATGGCCCCATTTGTGGTCCCTGTCGGTAAGGAGTGGAAGAATACTGATTTGGAATCTTATATTGAGAGTTGGTTTGATTAGGGTCAGGCATTCCATTCATTGGAGGTTTTTGTCGTATTTGACCCATATTAGGTTGAGTCCATTGATAACCGGGGGTAGGTTGTTGTGGTTGACCGCCAGGAAGTGCAGGCATTCTCATAGAAGGATCTCCAACGGGCATGATACCCATTCGATTGCCTGGATTAGGCATTACGGCTGGTTGGAACGGCTGTCCTGGTTGTGCTGGCAATGACGGGTTTTGAGGAGGTAGCTGTTGAACTGGAGTTTTATAAGGGCTTATCAAGTTTTGAACATCTAGATTAGGATCTTTCCAGTACATTTCTGCAAGCATTTGATATTGCTTTGTATACTGATTCTCAAGTTGATTTGTAAAACTGGAAATTCTTTCTTGTCGACCTCTTTCGAGTTGGTCATATAGATCACCACGACCTGTATAATATGAACCGAAACGACTACCACCATTTGAACCTCGCTGATTTGCATAGTCGTTAAGAGACTGACGCTGTCTGTACATCTCTTCTGGATTGATTCTATTTTCTGCAATCCCTCTAGAATTAATATTCTGAAGATATTGTTTGAAAGGTAAGATCTTTTCAAAAGAAGTTACAGCATTCGCCTGATCTTTGCCACCCGTAATTGATCGCAATAGATCTTGCGCAGTCAGATTACGTTGCATGTCTGAATAACTAAAAGGATCCATATACGTTTAATGTTACGTAGTTAGTATGTCCTCCAAACCCTTTTATGCTCTACGATATACATTTTATTCGTCTTTTGCAATAACAGATTTTTTCAATAGATCATTAAACTTCTCAACAAGGGTGGCAAGTGTTCTTCGAGTACGAGTAAGTTCTTTTTCTAATTGAAAAACCATGTCATAAGAAGGGATAAATTGTACAGAGAAATGAGTATTAGAATCATCGGTTATTAGATACAAATCGGAACCGCAAGTTTGTTTAGTATAAAAGGTCAAATGATCACCACTCCTTAAATAAATCTGATCGCTCATTGCAAGGTGTTGGTAATTAGCCCCACTAATAGAGGCGTTCTCCATAATTGAGTATTGAACACCATTTTTATATATGAATAGATAACGGGTTCCAGCTGCATTATTTGTATATCCAATTTTAATATTAATCTGATAAAATCCCGATCTGGGGGCTGTATAGCGATAATCAGTATAATCGTAATCTAAATCATTAGCGATTACATACCCATCAACTAGAGTGGTTATAGCCCTGTTAAAAGGTATTTGAAAAACAGTATTATCGGGCACGAGATGCAGGTTGGGATCGTCAAGATCTTCTTGCAGGTAAATACGAACCGCAAGGGCTTGAGCTAGATTATCTTTTAGGGCTACATCAGGACTTCTGAGACCTTCCGTAATCAAATCAATGGCTCCTTCTTTACGTTTTAGTTCTTCATCTCTCATATATTGCTAGCTGTTAATGGTTTAATAACTCCGTTGATTTGTATATAACTGATATCGACATCACCAGTTCCTCTGAGATCTATACTTAGAGTAGAACAAGTCTTATGAATTTTTAGGCAACGTGCCTGCATGGTATCAGAAGCAGGCAACTCTTTTGCTAAAAAATAATCTCCACCATCTTCCGCAGTATATAATTCTAAGGCTCGTGACGATTTATATCTGATGATGATTTCCTGAACATCCTTCAATTTATGTGGAGCGCCTAGAGATACCGATTCAGTAGTAGCTCTCCAGGTAACGTCAGATACTGTGCCTGCAGAATCTTCATCGCCAGCTTGAGTATATAACTGATAAACAGCCGTTGAATCTTTATCTCCTATATAGGTAACTGAAGCGCTCAGATTATTTACAGTATTATGAAAAACTCCAGCTGGATAGGAATCCGTACGCCATACATTAGTTTTATAGTTGAATGCAAAAACAATATCAGTTTGCTCTTCTGACGCATACTCTGAGGTTAATGCACCAAAATAAAATAGAAATTCATCACCTTCAAACCCTGCACTAAATTGTTCAAACGTACTACTAGAAATATAGTTAAATAACGCATCACGATCGGCCTTATTATCAATCAATTCAGAGATATCAATAGGAGAACCGTCGGGTGGTAGCATATATATAGCACTTGGGTTATACCAAACACAGTACCCATCCGTATTTACAGCAATACTTCTATCAGTAATTGAACCTCGATTCTTAAAAATTTTAGCAACCTTTGATGTTAGGTTTAGTACGTATAAATTTTTTAAATCCCATACAGCTAAACTATTTCCTAAACTCTTTATACCTGTAATATCATAATCTGTTAAAAACCAGTTATCAGAGTAATACACGACACCAGTCCAATTTGTGACATCTTTAGTCATAGTAGCCACATATCCAGGCTCTCCAGTGATTGTAGGTCTTACAATTCCATCAATTCTTGCTATATCGGCTGTATCATAATTAACCAAAAACTGATCATCAGTATCTTGAGTTAGGTTAGGAGTTGTTATAATTAAATTATTACCAGAGGTAGCAGGGTCTAGTACAAAGATATTTTGTTCGATAAAATAATATTGATTCGCAAGATTCCAAAACAAGATCCTTGGTTCTGCAGGAAAACCAGCAACCACCATCTTATCATCTACCGTTTCAATCCACTTCCCAAGGGAGGCGAGTCCTTGATAGTTATCAGCACCAGACTCGTTAAAAAAATATGGATTACGCTTATAACTACTTCCCTTTGCATAACAATAGCTTCCATAGGATAGCATGTCTACCTCTTCAATAATGGTAACATTTTGACCATCCCAACTATTGTTAATAGCCGCATCTAAGGTCATATAGCCACCGCCAACGTTAACGCTTATAACACGTCTTACCTCTCCGGTATTTAGATTATGAACTTTGCAGCCTTTCTCATCACCAGTTAAACCGGTTGTATATAATGTCTTACCTGTCGATAAAGCGTTTACAGTAACTTCTCTGTAGATAAATAAACTAGAACCTGAAGGAACGGTTTGCCATACACCAGAATCATCAAGATACTGCAAACCTGATGTGGTTGTACTCATAGGAATAACACGTGTCAGAACACTTCTATTACCCGAGGTAACATAGCTATCCATATTAACAATAGAGCCTCCATAACTACCTAGTCCACCAATACGTGATTTACCAAGTCTAGTTCTTAGTGATCCCAATTTAGTTAGGACTAAGTTTTTTAGAAGTTTAAAATACCCATTCTCAGTGTCATCAGGATCCACATTTCCACGGATACCACTGAAATTAGTAATCTGGTAATTAAAATTATTGTTGGCCATTTAATGTAAAAATTATCGGAATGCATTACGGTAAAATCTTCTTCTTACCTTAGGAGAAGGTCGATATTCTGTAAGAAGTTTTTGTAGCCCTTTTTGATATTTATTTTCCATTCGATCAATGAAGGCTTGATCTTTTTCTAATACAACACCGGCATCGGCCGCTGCTCCGTAGGCTAGAAATACATGATGGCCTTTTGGAAACATTGGTTCAGATGCCAGCTCTAATCTTGAGGGGAGTTGCGTTACTTCCATACAGATTCCTCTAGTTATATTTATAGAAGGAATTGGCCTGATCTGGATACCTGGGTACTCGTATGTATCCTGGAGACGTAAACTAGCATCAAAAGAAATTGGTCTAATATCACTGTATTGACTATCATCTTCGTAATAGTTTTCGTAAACATTATCAAAGCTAGATCTTGTTGTAGCCCGATGTTTAGTATCTGCAGTAGAGTATAAAACACCCACATATTGAGCTTCGATAGCATTTTCTAATGCAGTACCCTCTTTAAAAGGATAACGTCCTGTAAGTACATATATAGTATCACCATCCCAGTCGTTTCCAATTGAAGTATTTAAAGTGACAGAGGTGGTACTTATATATGCTGTAATTTCTGCAGAAACGGACTTTGTAGAATTATATACCTTTGCTCCAATCATATCTGAATCAAAGACATCTGATCCCACAACTAATGTAGTACCACTACTGGATGCATTTACAGTACCAGTCCACTCCCAATTATTAAGAAATACTCTACGTCGGAATAGAGAAGGTTGTTTCGTTTTTAAAGCAGAGAAAGCATCTTCTCTATATCTTTGATCTATGAGGTCTAGAAGATCATCAGAGGACAGTTTAAGCCCTCCGATGACATCTCTGTCATTAGCATCATAAATATCAAGCAATTGCGCCGTAAAAATTTTTATATCTTCTCCCAACATTAAAGGTTACTTTCTCACTCTGCGTCTAGGGCTTTCGGATTGTTCATCATCCTGCATTTCTTCAAGATTGATTTCATCATCATTGTCCTCATCGATATCGATTACTTCAACAAGATCAGGAAATATTTTTTTGAAGTGCATTGCAGTAGAAAAATCATAAACCTCCTCAGATTGAGCCTCTAAGGTGTATTGCTCACCGTAGATGTCGATTGGGAGATCCGTATTTGAAGTATTTATTACTCGTTTATTCATATTATTCTTTTCATTAGATAATAAAATGAGCCCTTTTGCAAGAGCTCATCTGTATCATTGTGTTAGCCAGAATATGCTTGGCCATCACCCTTTGATCCAACCACTCCTCGTGGAGATCCAAGACCGTATGCAAACATAACTCTACCTCTAACATAAAGAGTATCAGTATCGTTATCTTTATAATCATCAGTATAAAACTTTTGAGAGTAAAGAATGTTTAGATTAGATTCTCCTTTAGCGACCATGTACCATGCATTTGGCAATAGTGGGTTACGCAACCACTTAACGTATCTAACTTCAATATTTCTTTTACCCGCACCTGTTACTGTACCTGCTATTACATTAATATCTCTATTACTTGTTCCTGGTCGTTCAGTAGCAGTTTCAGAAACAATTCTTTGTGCAGCTAAAAAGTCTGTCCAATTACTCACAAGAATTATATATCCGTTTTCTCCAAGATTCATTAAATCACCATTCTCATCTGGAGTCTCATCTAACAACGTCATTGCTGCAATGATAGAAGTTTCAGATAAAGTAGCACCATTACTTAAAGCGTTGCTCCAAGTAGTACTGTTGTCTGGCGATAAAGGATGTTGAGTTGAAAAGGTTGGTTTAAGGTCACCGTATCCTGTTAATACTGTAGAATCGAAACCATCTTTAAACAGTGAAAATGGTCTAACCTGTTCAAGTTTCGCAATTTTTCTACCTAATTCTGATGAAGCCTTAGATACCATCTTTGGCTTCCACATCACAAAGTCTCGCATAAGTGAACCAAATTTGATTCTCTTACCGTATCGAACTTGTTTATACTTAACTTCGAAACCTTCAGTAATCACATCAACCTGAGCAGCTTGATCTTCAGCCCACTCTTCCACATCTGTGATTCCATTAAGTTCTACATCTCTATCTTCCATCTGTTCAGTAGTATCCATGTTGAATACGCCCTGACGATAGTCCATTTTTGCAGTCGCATTATAATTCTTTTCGATAAGCTCTCTATAGCCTGTCGCGTAAGTTTTGACTGTTTTAGGATAACTATTTATATTTCCTCCTGGCATTATATTTTAATTTCTATTGATTATTTAACGTTCGCAACAAATATTCGGTGTACTGGTTCAACCACTACTTCTCTTGCTGATAGTCCATTACCTGTAGCTTTTACGATACGGAAATGTACTGCAACATCAGGTGTAGCATCTACAATAGCTGCTGTTGCTGAATTTTCTGCAAGTTTTGTATGATCACTAGTTTTAAGAGTTAGATAATAACCTTCTTTGTTAGATCCAGTTGTTGTTCCTTTGTCTGCATCAAGAGTTGCCACAAATTGCGTACCTTCTTTTGCTACAACAAAATCTACTGCGACTAAATCTACTGTTTGATTATCTGAACCTGCTGTAAATACTCTAGTTGTCTTGTTAAAAGAACCTGTTGATAATGTAGCAGCTGTACCTTGTGCAAGATTAGTTCCTGCTTTATCTAGTACAGATGTTATCATTCCCAATAACGGCTCATTAACATCAGCGATAGGAGCTATCCCTGTGCTCTTATCTGTTATAAAACCTCCAACGGCTACAACAGACGAATTTTTAATTACTCTTCGTTCGGTAATAAAACTACCTCCACGATTGTTATAAACTCTATTCATTATATGTATCTTATTTTGCAAATAAAAAAAGTAAGGCTTTTAACCTTACTTCAAAAAGAATTGTGATCCTTAGATCTAGATGTCATTACTCACTCCATTTTTGTTTTAGTGTAGGATCGTCAGGATTAAGACCTAGCTGTCTGTAGATTTTTTCTTGATCTGCATCAAAAACTACTTGCTTTTGTCTCTTGCCAACGTTCTTGCTATTACCAAATGTTGATAATGAACTTGTCTCCAACCCTGCTATGAAACCATTAGTCTGAGCATCCGAACTTACAGCATTTGGGTCTTTCATGACCTTCCACTGAGTAAATGCTCGTTGTGCAGACTCTTCAAATGACAAACCCTGACTTTCAAAAAATTGTTGCCATTGTCCTATCATTGATCGAACTGGGTTTATCTTTACAGGTAAACCATACTCGTCAAACATAGGTTGGTTTGTATTTGGATCCTTTGCAACGGTTGTATACTTTTCTATCTCTTGTGAATCATTTCCCTCAAGTTGACTCCAAACTGCGAGACGACGATTGTTTTCCTTGGCCTTTGTATCATTAGCCCATTGAATGGCTTCTTGAGCTTTAGGGTCAAGTGCTGCAGCAGGTGGTGTAGCTATACTTTGTCGACCTTGTGGGTCAGCGTCAGCAGTCGCATTAATCACTTGTTGCTGTTGAGCTTTAGAAAGGCCCTCAAATTTGGCTTTAAAATCAGGATCTGAGTTTATTCTTTGCAAAAGTCCAGCACCAATCTGACTATACGGTCTAAGCTTCTCATTCTCCTCAGCTAATCTCTTAGCCTCTGTTGAACTTGCAGCGTATCTCGTATGCAACTGAGCTTTTTCACGCTCAGCTTCTTCGAATTTAGCTTTGTAATCAACTGAAGAATCATCTCCAGAAGTATCGTTTTGACCATAATTATCTTGGCTTTCGGTTGCGCCTGTTCCAGAATAACTATCATCGGTTGTGGTAGGGTTTGATGATTGATCATCAAAGTTGCTACTAATATTATCTTGTTCCATAGTTTGTTGGGCGTCCTATGTATTCGAGTGGTATGGGTTAGATCCGCCGATCGGTCCATAGCACCCTTCTATATAGATAGGGTTGGCTTAATTAACTAAGCTATGATGATATAACTATGAGGCGTTGTCAATAGTTTTTTTCCTGGCCCGTAGGGATAATATACGTGCAGCCTTAGTAGGAATTGAGGTTAATCTAGAAATTACCAAATGAGTAGCTCCAATTCTATGCCGAATGAAGTTAAACTGTTCCGTTTCTACTACATCCACGCTAGAGCTTACAGTGTCATGTAAGTACTTTTGAAGAAGCTTTTGAAGGAGTGCAAAACCCTCATTTTCTGAAAGTTTTGCAACTCTTTCTAAATCTATAGTTTGAATATCGTCTAATGATTTACTCCAATAATCAGATGATAAGGGAGCTTCTTTCTTCTCCCACTGTTCATCTGATTCGATCATATTATCCACCGTTTTTTTTCTCTCTGTTTGCATATCAGATTATATATACAATCTAGTATCCTTGCACGTTTGCTACTTGTGTAGGGGAGGGAATTGGAGAACCTGACATAGCCGGAGCTGTTTGACTCAAACTAGGTTGAGGGATATTTACGTCCATACCTGGAGGCATTCCGCCCATCATTTCCGGTGGCATAGCACCTGGCATTGGAGGAGCAGGAGGCATCTGATTGTCGGCCATCATAGTTCCATCAGGCATTGTATGAAAGCCTTGAGGAGTTGTCTCTGCTAGGAATTGCTCGAATGGAATAGGTTCGTTTGGACTAAGTTTATCAATAGCATAATGTTTAATAAGGTTTTTGACATTCTTTTCCAGCTCCATAATATTAATTGCTGTTGTGCTTTCTGTTGTATCAGCAGGCTGTTGCATAATACCTGGAACCATTGCCATCATTGCAGGATCAACTCCTTCAATAGTTTTTTGAATATCTTCAAGAGCTTTTTCTTCTTTTTCAATTCTGGCTGCTTCAAGCTTCTTCATTGATTCAAGTTGATCAATCATTAACATAATACCAGTCTCATGTTCTTGTACGTGAGCTAAACATCGCCCCTTAGTTCCAATAACATATTTACCAGACAAGATATCTTGATTTTCCTTACGTGCAATTTCTCTTTCTTGATCTTCATCTACTTCTACATAGTTAATGAAACTTTCTGGGAACCCCATCTTCTTTCTATAATGTTCTCCAATCGCCGTAATATTAAATACAGGCATTGGTTGGCCTGGCTGTACAGTACGAGGATCACCAGCTAAAGGAATCATTTGGGGTAAAGCATTTTGTAGTTTTTGAATGTCTTGAGCTTCAGTAAGTTTTTGAATTGATTCTGGCGCAATTTCAAATAATGGTTCACTTTTGACTTCTAGGTGTTCTTTCTCTAGATCAAACTGACTATAACCTTGTATTCTACGTTCTATCAGCTTTTCCTTATCGGTTTTGGGATATTTAATCTCAACTCCTTCTAAAATGATTTTAGTAGGAATTTTAGTTTTATCTTTATCTCCATTAATCTTCATTGCAAGAGCTTTTGTGTACTCTTGTACAATCCATTTATAAACTAACTTAGTTGATTCAACTCTACCTCTTAAGTAGTTAGATAAAATCATTCTAATTACTTTCGCTGAAGCAGCGTCCATTAGAGAAGCTTCTGTTGCAGAACCAGTTCGCTGTATTGATCCCAATCGTTTAGGATCGATACCAGCAATTTCTACAATATTCTGATCCAGTACACCAAGCATCTGAAAAGCTTCCACGGATCTAGATTGTGCCACAGGATGTTCTCTAATCAACTGGCCTCCAGAAGAAGCTAGCCCTTCAACAGGGATCAATTCTCCCGGCTTAAATCGTTCAATACCAGTAGCAATAGAATCATAAGCCATATCATCTACATAAGTAGGAGGATTAATCTTTAATTTAAGTTCATCAATTAAAGCGTTTTTAATATCTTCTTGTTCCCGGATGGTAGGATCTAGTAAAGCTCCAAGTCCTGGAGTATAGAAATATCCTTTAAATTCCATGAAATGGTGATCTACAAAGGGCAAAACATGGAAGGGCAGAGGACCTACTTTTAATAGAAAGTCGTTATATAGAGTAACTATCTCATCGTTAACCACATTATAATAAACGGTCTTTTTAACTTGATTAACAAGTCCATCGTAACTATCTGGGGTTTTAGAAGCTTCACTTCTTACATCGTCTGATGTTTTATGACCACTACGTTTTACCAGGTCGATGTTATCTTTAATGACTCCAGGGTCACTCTTAACTTCTAATAAAAAATCATCATAAGAGATCCACTCAATAGTGGCACATTTATTAGCTGATTTTGTATGCCCATATAATCTATAAGCACCAGGTTCTACAAAAAATGTATCTGGATCAACATTTTCCTTTATAACATCGTTAAATTGTATAAAATCTACCCATTGGTATGGGATCTCATTATTTTCTACTAATCTTTGATATTCTTTTTCGGTTAGTTTTTCAGTCTCTTTAACATTTTTCTTAACCTCTTTTACTTTACGTGTGATACGCTTCCAGTGTATTTTTTCTATACCAATCCCATATCGAGACATTTCCTCAAAGGTTCGTTTATCTACCGTTTCTAGAGAGTGCCGTTTATTCCAGTTAGCCAAAATCTTTTCCATGATTTTGAGCTTACTAGTATCACTTAGATCAGTAGGTCTCAAAATATCCATGATTTGAGTATCGGAAAACTCTCCCGCTATTGCTTGTTGGTTACGATATAAAGCACTAGATGCTACATTACTCCAACCATCAGCATTCTCTTCTTTCCACATTAAAAACAAATCGTCATCACGTTTGTATCTATCATCAATAGAAGTACGTAAAGCATCGTAATAACAGCCATTACGTTTGTAATCTATCATTTGCTGGATATCATCCATTACACGTGAGATGATTGCTTTTTGTTTCTTTGCGGAAATACTTTTTCTAGGAATAGGCTTTTTTGATTTCTGTTCCTGCTCGTTAGTCTTATATTGTATGTCTTGAGGATCCATTGGGTTTAGCTAGATTATCTTACGGAAGTTCGCACTTTTCTGCAAACACGAGTTGTTTTTTCAAAGGGAAATAAGCTATCAATTGAAGCTTTACTTCGATGTCGTAGTGGAGCTCCGACCTCACGCATTGCATTTGGCTCATCACGCTTCTTTTTAGTTCTATTCTTAATGAGTCCAAAACACATCTCTAAGGCATCTAAAACGTCAACGAAGTATTTATATACTCCATAAGCCCCAAGCTCTGTATAAAGTTCATTATTGCCCTTAAATAGAATTTGGCCAGTATTGATCTGTGGCTCTAGTCCTTCGATACGTCCATCATCACCCATCTTTTTCCTACGGTTATTAATTCCAACAAAAGGAATGTACTTTCCTGATGACTGACTTCTCTTCTTTGCTTGTTCAAATATTAATTCTTGGAAAAGAACCGTTTCTAGGCCAACCCGTTTGAATTTATATGGACTATTAAATATCCAATCTAAAGCCTCATCTGGGGTTAGTGGCTCACCAACAGAGTCAACTTCGTAAATCTGTCCATCAACTCCTAAACCTAGTACCACAATTCCGGTTAAACATCCCTTACTCTTTTTTGGATCAGCATTAAAATTTTCCCTTTTTTTACCCATAGAAAAATCAACAGCTGCATAGTACTCCACAATTTTGGGTAATACTGTATACGTTTTCGGCTTAAAATAACTAAACTCGTTTTCTTCTGGGAACTGACAAAGATAGAAAATTTTATAATTACGAGTTGTCATCTTTTCCTTAGCCTTCGCAAGTTTTCTTTCATCAAGACGACCTTCTTCTATAGCGGTTCTAAAATCAATGTGTACAGTAAAGGTCTCAGGATCATTATAAGAATCAAAGAAATGACCCTTTCTATGTGGGTTAGAAATTTCTATCAGCTTTGTATCAGGTTTTTCAACGATCATACGAGCAGCAACAGAATAGTTATCATCACTGATAAGAGCAGACTCGTCTAGTAAAATAATATCACCCCCCAAACCGATAGCCGCTCCACCTTCTACATCACTATTTTTTAATCGTTCTGATAAACCAAAAGTGTTTATTGAACCCCCATGAGCCCATCCCAAACTGCTTTTGGATATTGCTGTAGCTGCTTTTTCAAACTTATCACGCCCTTCAAGTCCTGCTTTTAAAATCTCATGAGATGTACCTAAAGACTTGGTAATCTTACCCATGATGATTTTTGCCTTTTCTTCGTCAGCTCCACCAATACTAACTTCCTTTTTATATAGACCAGCTAAGGTTAATGCTGCTTTAGATAATGTCCACGACTTACCATAACGAGATGTGGTAATAAAAAGTAAATACAATAGATTGGGATTTAGACAAGATCCTAAGATAAGACTTTGAGTAAAATATAGATCTGCATTAAAATAGACTCTGCCTACCTCGTACCCAATCTCCGCCATTTTAATCATAGCTGGAGTTACTCTATCAGGCTTAATAATCGTTTCAGGTATAAACCCAATATGCCAAGGTCTTAGTTTACTCATTTTTCTATAAGATCAATATAAGACTCTGCTATTGATGAGTAAACTCTTTGATATTGCATTCATATTTTCAAACATATATAATTTGGTATGTTAGATAAAAAACACATATATATTCCAATTAATACTGAACTTAGAGAACAATTATTGACCAGAGTAAGCGAAGACGGTTTTGATTCTATTCAACAACTGGTTCGTTTATTTTTAACACAATATTCTCAAGGAAAAGTTAACGTTGGCCTTGTACCAGATTACCAATATGAAACTACACATGAAGAAGCAACTGTATCCAAAATACTTTCAGAAAATGGAACCTCTGATCATCTTACTATCCCTTAGTCTAAGTCTTCTCTTTCCATCATGCTGGTTGATATTCATTAACTACGTAATAGGAAGACTGTATATGATACTTATCACAGAATATAAAAAATTATAATGCACACAATCAAAGGACAAGATGCTAACAAAAATGTTATAGAGTTATGCATCAAACAAAATCTACCCATACTACTAGTTGGAGATACTGGTACAGGCAAAACAACTATCATTCAAGAGTTAGCTAAAAAACACAAAAAAAAATTAAGCAGAGCTAATCTACATGGTCAAACATCTACTGATGAATTTGTAGGTAAGATGTTGTTAAACGGTAAATCAACATATTGGCAGGACGGTATTTTAATTACTGCTATGAAGGAAGGCCACTGGATACTATGTGACGAAATTAATGCAGCATTACCAGAAATTCTATTTGTTCTTCATTCTTTACTAGATGACGATAAATCCGTTACTTTATTAGAAAACAAAGGAGAAGTTATCAAGCCACATAAAGATTTTAGATTCTTTGCAACTATGAATCCGTTTGACGAATATGCAGGAACTAAAGATTTAAATAAAGCATTCTTGTCTCGGTTCGCTATTGTTGCTCACTTCCAGTACCCAGACATCGAAATGGAAGCAGAGATTTTAAGAGAGCGTATCAAAGATTTAACTGATGATGATAGTCGATTTATGGTTGATTTGGCTGAGAGAATCAGAGAAGCAAAATCAAAAGATGAAATTTACTATACATGTAGTACTAGAGATTTATTATTTTGGGGTACTTTTATAAAAGATCTAGGACGTAAGACAGCTTTTGCATATACAATTCTAAACAAGGCAAATGCAGAGGATAGAAAACGACTCGAGGAATTATATGTCAATGTCGCACAAGATCATAAGTCTACAGCTAGTATACCTCAACCAGACAGCTTTCCCAAAGTTCCATCAAGATTGGGATTATCTAAACAAGAGATCGAATCAGTCATGAGAGAAGGTAGAGAGAAAAATTTATCTTTTTCTGAAATAAGAGATAAGTTAGATGAGATGGAAAGACAGAAAAAACTCTCAAGGGAATCATTCTCTAGTGTGATGGATGATTCGTCATATGCTATGGGAACCTGGGGAGAGGGAACTGTTGAGGAAGAAGAGCTACTATCTTAAACGATTATGACCGTTAACTACTTTACACAAAAACTAGGATCGATCATGAAGGACAATCTTTATGATCGATATGTTAAGGGTTTTCGTAGCGGTAAACTGCATGGCCGTAGCTTGTATAAAACTATGGTTGGCTCTGATCGCATCTTTCAAAGAAAACAAGAACAATTGCATAAGAAATATAACGTTGTTATTTTGTTAGACGAGTCTGGAAGTATGTTATATGACTTAGTTGGAAATAGGAGAAAAGAGAAGTACAGTTTATCTAGTTATTACAGCGAAGATCCTTTAGAGTTGCAAGATCCTCCACATTCGTTTGAATCCCGTATTGAAACTGCAGCAGAATTGGCGAGCCATCTTATTATGGCTCTAGAAAAGAACGGTATCACTTACTCCGTTATTGGATTTCATGAGAAGATTACAGTACATAAAAACATTGATAAACGCCTCAAAACGCGCCTACAACACCGAATGCGAAACGAAATCATAAATAGGTGTATAGAGAAAGAGTATGGAGGTTGTAACCACGATTTTATGGCCGTAAATGCTGCATATAATATTCTATCTAAAAAACATGAGGGGTCTAATATTACCTTTATATTATCTGATGGAAGACCTGAATGTTCTTGTGGAGCCGATATAGGTCATGCAAAAAAAGTTCATCCCAAAGTAAATTCCTATGAAATAAATGATTATCTAAAATTAGAAGTCGCTAGGTTAGAAAAGGTCTCCGAGGTACTATCGGTAGGTATCGGTAGAGGAGGTGGTAGAGATTTCTATCCTAATTTTATTCCAATTCAGACTAAAGAAGAATTTTATGAAGCCGTTCTTAAGAGATTATCCAAGCGTATTTCTAGAGGGTAATCGTACAGCGTATGCATTGCTATTGCATAATTATATTAAAACGTATATTATATCTTATGCCTAATGAACATTTAGAACAAAGAGCCAATTACATGGAACGTATGGCAATTGAGTTAGACGAGGCCCATTTAACTGACAACTTACCTATATGTGAAGCTCAAGATGCTTATATAGAAGCTTTATCCGCAGGAGTTGTAGAGTTTGAATACTCTGCAATAGCTAATATATTTAGAACGATCGCAGGATATTTGAGAAAGGAAAACCAATAATGTCTCTTTTAATTAGTTTTCTGATAATTATCATATATTTGGTTATAAATGTTATTGCAAAAAGATTATATTCAAAATATTTTTTACACCATTACAGAAGAGAAAGGAAACAGGCGGTTGAAAAACTTATGGAAGAATTAGAGAAGAAATATCCTGTACAACAATTAGAAGATGAAATACTTAAACGAAATGGATTTAAAAGACCCTACAGAGGGGTGTTTGAAACAGATAGAGGAGTTTAAAGAAATAACGATGAAAATATCACCACCAAAAGAAAAACAAATTTATTATGATATAGAGCGTGATGCTTGGATAGTAAGCCATTTAATAATTTTAAGTGAGGGCTTGAGTATTACCGGATTTCTCACGGAAGAAAAACCTACGAATACAAACCTGATATTTGAATACAATACAATTTTTGGAGGTATTAAGGATGAAGTGCTCCCTCTAGTTGCTATTCAATATAACAGTAAACTCACATCCAAAATTAAAAACATATGGAAACTTACAAAATATATTTTAAGTATTAAAACCAATGGCGGAGAAAAGTAAGAAAATAAATAATATACCAACTATTAAAGAATTAGATGAAATTATGGCTATTGAAGCTCTGAAAAGAGAACTCGGGGATAGTTTAGACAGATTGGTAGAATTTAAAAAGAGAGAAAAACAGCATAACATAGAATCCTTCAAGGAGAGGGTGATGAAGGAAGCTGAAGATTTAAGTTTTTATAAAGAGATATATAGCTTTGAACCAGAAGATACTCGGATTATAAAAGTTATCACAATGGAAGACCTGCAAAAGATCATGGAAGGAGATTCAAACTGATGAAGGATTTAGGTATTAAAAAGTATCATGCTTATCAATGTGATTATTGTAAGAGAATTATGAAAAGCAAAAAAGGAATACAGAACCATGAAAGGATTTGTTACAAGAATGATAACCGTACATGCGACGAGTGTGGAGAAGATGGGGGGAATTATGTTTTCTATGGCGATTATGACTATTGGCAAATATGTCACACATGTAGCACAGCATATAGTTTAGGTATCAAAAATTTTCTTATTCAAGAAGATATAGACAAGATTGAGAAGGACAAACAAGAACTACCATTTTAATCATGACACACGCAGAAGCAGAGCAAATAATTAAGGAGGCTATTGAGGAGACATATAAACAAGTCTATTCGGGCTTTAAGGAGTGTGATATTGATTTCTGGAAGGTAGATGGTCAATACACTATCTTCTCCCTTATTGGCAAGACCTATACTACAAAGAGCATTCATTGGCGCGAGTACTTCCTATCCCATGAGTTTTGCAAGGAAAGGTGGGGAGTTGCTGATATGAGGTGGCACCTTAAACAGCTAGTTCTCTGTACCAACTTACTAGATGTTGCAGAATATTTAAAGAAGAATCCTAAGAACAAATGACCATAAGAGATAAAATAATTAACTTAATGGCCTTAAACGGCATTAAATCAGAGAATCACGGTGAAGATCAGTATTTCGTAGATGATATGAATACCCTAATAATACGTGAGATTAATGCAGCCTTAATTCAACTACGTCAATCTATATATTCAAAAGTAAATTCAGAAATTATAGATTGGGAAGATGAGGATATAGAGATGGTATTAGATACTATCGAAAGTGTCTCTATAAATATTAGTAGGGAGAATCCGAAACAAAAATAAAATGAAAAAAACAGTAGAAGTTAAACAAAATTTTATGGTTGGACAAATGAATGTACCACAAGGGGCCTACTTCCAGTACATCGGCAAAAATCATTATCAATGGCTTGAGGATTTATGGAGCCCTAACAAGGTAATTATCAGTCAATTATATATAGATACACATCCAGAGTTATTTATAACACAATGAGCACTAAAACATTTGAGCAAAAGGTGAGAGAGTTATTTCCACTGGAAGCAAATACAAAGGAGGAATGTGATTACTTTGTAAATAAGATCCTAGAAGCCCACGCAGAGCAGTTGAGGGAGACGCTGAAATATATTGAACAGACCATGAGAAGTAGTAGAGATTCTATCGGCGACGCCTATAATGAAACCCTTTCTTATTCTGATGGGGTTGGAGCTCATCAGCTGGGTCTGCGTTCGGTTATATCAAGAATATTAGACTTCAAAGATGATTTAGAAGAAAGTAGTTTTTTCAATTCTGCAAGTACATTCAACGAACTAATCGACTACCTAAAAGCAAAGGAGGGGAAGTAATGGAATTAAAAGATATTTGCGTAAGCCTTGACCTGGCGAAAAGGTTGAAAGAGTTGGGGGTACCTCAACAATCCTTATATGGATATTGGTTAAGCAATAAGGATAAGTTGTCACGAACAAAGTGGAGACAATGGGATGATGAGTGGCAGGCTTATACTGTACCAGATGATGATTCGGGAGACTTTAGTTCATCTGTACAAGAAGAGTATATAGCAGCTGCCTACACATTCAATGAACTATTAGAAATACTTCCTAATGAAATCCAGCATGAGAATCAAATGTATTATAGGCGTATTGGTTTTAATGGAGAGTTAATAAGGTTAACAATAAAGTATGATAATGGGAGTGGTGAGGATCTAAACGTCAAATCTATATCAGATAGTTTTGACGCGCCAGAACAGGTCTTAGCTCATATACTCATCCACCTTATCGAGAATAAATTGATTGAAATATAATTATGAACACAAAAGAGAAGACGAGACATAGTTGGATATTTGATGCTGCTAGCGAATTCACATATTGCAAACTATGTGGAGTAATACAGACTAGGAATAAGCATAATATCAATGCTATTTGTCGAGGCAAGGTGAAAGTCGGACTGAGAAATACTATGAACACAACGAAGGAGATCGAGGAAATAATTGCGGATAACGTATTTGATAGAGATCTTAATGATCATTGTGGTGGAAATGGTCAAGATATTATCTATCAAGTTAATGACTCTGCTAAGTTCAAAAGGGATATCCAAACCCTCCTAGAGCAGAGGGAGAGGGAGGCCGTGGAAGAATATAAAACAAAGGTCCTATCGCAGGCTTTGAACGAAGCTGCGGAAAAAGGATACTACGATTCGGTAGAGTTTATAGAATCAAGAGCAGCATATTATGAACTTCCTGATGATTTAGATAACCAAGAGAATAAGGAAGTATGAAAAGACATTACGTAGAAAACGATTTTATAGATTTTAAAATTGGGTTTGGAAAAGTTGTTGATGCTAAAGCTATTGCCGAGGTTTTTAGCGACTTAGAAGATCGAATTGTTAAACTAGAATTATTGGTTGCAGAACTTACATATAATCCGAAAGAATTAAAGGAAGATGAAGAAGGTAAAGAACAGATGGCACCATGTCTAATATGCCATAGTATCAGAACCTACTTACACGGTGGCGAACTATGTCACACATGTTGCATGGATGGATCTAGACAAAAACGAAAAAAGTATGAAAATAAAAGAAATAAAAAGTATAGAAAAAACAAACAATAATAATTACCCAGAGTACCTTTACCTTTGGTTACCTACTGAGCCAGCACCTTTCCACGGAGGTTGTTCCATCCCAAATCCAGGTCTGTGGTATAGTTCAATCGAGAGTGCGAAAGTTGACGCTCCTGTATATGGTAAATATGATTTATATAAAATACCAAATCCATACCCAATAAATATTTGGTTGAATATACAAGACAATAACGATGAAACTAAATAACATAAACGAAGTGCGTTTCAATACAGAAGCACCTACATATAACCCAAAAAGTATAGCCAGTGTAGTAGTCGAATCTATCGCACATGACCTACCCGAGTACGATCATGACGACCCTATCGTACTATCACAAATTGAAGTACACAAAGTAGTGGAGTTAATGCTTATACAAGCACAGATGTCAGAAATATAGATTACGATATATGTATCGTCTTTTTACTTATTGTGTGATATAATTACTAAACTGATATGGAAAAACTAACTAGAGCACATGAAGATCACAAAGGGTACTTACTTTCTTACAAGGCAACCAAGGATGATGAGACCCTTCTTTCTGAAGAAGATAAAACTTTCCTTCTAAATTTATGGAGATCTATTAATGAAAATTCTACGGCTGACCTACTCTTCTTTTATGCGGAAAGAGCTAGATTGATAGAACAAGCGAATGACAAAATTCCTTATAGTAAAGCTACAATCGATGGGCTTAATGCCTATATAGGATATCAGAATGATATTACTATTCCCGAACAGGAAGCTAAGATGATGCAAGCCGAGTTAGAAAAACGAACTCGTGACGCTATGAAAAGAGCTATATTTGCCCCTCCTGAAAGTTTAAGAGGATTAGAAGTTGGAAAAATAGATGATCTACAATGACAAAAAAAGAAAAACTGGAAAGAAAGAAAATACCCGAGGTTATTTTTAATAAAGGGGATGGTAAGGGTAAGGTAGATAAAAAATATAATAGATATACCTTTGATTTACCAATATCTAAACTACATTTTAGTAATAAAGTTAGAGATTATCTCGTCAACCTGTATATGATAGCTATTGAAAGTGATAAAACCTCAGACTTACTATTCTACCTCGCAGAATTGTCACTAGCTATAGAAAGACATAATGATAACCTTGATGAAAGGGAATCTGATGTAATTAGTTACGGTGGTTTACCTGAACATGAAAAGGGGTTTTATTATCCAATACCTGATAGCCATGACACCCTATCAGAAAGAGATATCGATACAATACTCGCAGACCCACGCACATATGAACATCTATATGATACAAATTGGTACATTGATAAAAAACTACTAGAATACAAGTCTGGAGAAATGTCAGTAGGTCAAACACTTTTACTTGGAGATAAAGGCCTACAAATAACCAGACTTGAATCAGAATATCCCTACCATGCGAAGATTAAGTTGGCTATAGTAGATGCAAAATTTTTAGCAACAGACTCGACAGAAGAACCAGATACCAAAGAAACGACACTTTACCTAGATAGGATAATGGAAGACCCACATCACTTTCCAGAAATAATCATGGGAGGACCTTGGTATATAGAA